ACTCAGGCACCACGTCAAAACCTATTGCTTTGTAATCGTACATCACTGCTCCTTCGTTTCGGTTAATTCATCAGAGTGCTTGTCGGACCACTCATTGAAAGCTTCCTCTACAATTTCACCCTGTGACTTCCTGAGTAGTGAAGCCATATAAGTGATTCTCGCTCTGCAACCCAAACTGACTAAGGGCTGGATCTTGACCATCTCATTGGTAGCCATGTTGTGTTTCCTCCTGCCATTAATTATAATTGTTGGTGTACCAGTGGTGCAAGTATTTTCGCTGCATTACACAAAAATTTTGTTTTGACATTGCCACGTTCGAGAAAGAGATGGATTCATGAACTACAAGGAACTCAAAACACTGATGCTGAACAAGCATGGGCTCTTGGGTGTTGGTGTTATGACCACGATTCTCGATGCTCTGGACGAGAATGGGGAGGGTGTTGTCCACATCCGTTCAGGGGGAAGTAGGAGCAGAGTAGCTACCATTCAGTGCACAGTAGAGTCGTTTACTGACACAGTAGGTGCGAGTACTGACAGTCTAGGGCAGAGTACGTACAGAGTAGCCCTACCTAAGCCGTTGATAAATCGTCCGAATTCTCCTACTTCTAATGTACCTTTAAAAGTAAGTCCTTCTACTGCAGAAGACACTACTAAAGTGTCATCTGTGGCCAAGGGGGATTCTTCTCAAAGTGCTACTAAGGCGTCGGGACATGCCGTGGCCAAGGTCACTGAGGCCGAGTACAAGACCCTCAAGTCCCTGGCGGTGACTTGGAAAGCCAATGTCCAGCCCGGTATGGATACCGCATGCATGAACACTGCCATCAAATACTTGAAGGTCAAAGTCATTGCCGGAGTCTCAATACAAGACGTTGAACTCCAAGTGGGCATTGCCATGGGATACCTTGCCGAGAACGGTTGGATCAATGCACGGAACATGGCGAACTGGGCCAACAACGGTTACATAGGCATGACCGAGGATCAGCTCAAGGCTAAGTTCCCGTCAAGGAAGAAAGGGAAGGAGAAGGACTTGGGAGAGTACACGACCGATAACCCTGAGATGGATATGTCTCAGTACCCTAAGAAGGAGCCAATCGATTTTCAAAGAGACTTCACTGAGGAGATTAATAAGCTATGAGTAAATGCAGATATTGTAGATATGACTCCCCGTACATCGTCTGCCCATGCACTTGGGTGAGGAATGGTGTGCCAGAGGCTTACAAGTATGCCTGTATGGATGATACCCGTCTCCCTGACTTCATAGACTCAACGTACCCAATCACTCTCCAAGGGCCTCCTGGGATTGGTAAGACGCATTCTGCGTATGCATTGGCCAAGTACCTCACCATGGAGGTAGACTCGAAGCCAGCCATTGTGAGCGCCAATCCAACCGATATCCTTGGACTCCCTTCAGCCAACGATGAGTTCATGTTTGGACTCCGGAAAGCAGCGATCCTGATCCTTGATGAGTTCACTGACGCATTCTATGGTGTCATCAATTACAGGATAGAGAGGAAGATGCCCACCATAATGACCACCAACCAGCCACTGGAGTCTGTGAAGAATGGTAGGCTCTACAGTAGGATACACAAAGGATTCATGATATTGACCGGAGCCGACTTCAGGCTGTCTGATAAGCCCGGAGAGTTATTTAATGAGCGTAGGGACCAGTGGAGACTGTGGGAGAAATACTGGGATGTAGAGGCTGAGAAGCTCCACACCATAAGAAGGGAAGCTATCAGAGATCAGGCGAAGGAGTGTAGGGAAGCTAACAAACGGATGAGACAAGGTCACAGGAGCCAGGCTGGGTGGACAGGGCAAGATCCGGTTTGATAAGATGAGAGGGTCATCCCACCCATCTTCGTGGGATTACACCATAGATAATGAGTCAGTCTCCTACGCTCAGGATATGGAGGATGAGATTGAGAAACAAGTCACAACCCCGACCAACCTCCAAGACTCAATCCTAAACATACTGTCCTCTGGAGACATGTCCAAGACTGCGATAGCCGCGGCGCTGGACAAGAAGCCAAGGACCGTCGAGGGAGCACTCAAGGGCTTGTTGGTCATGGAAAAGATAGGGGCAAGGGGAGCTATCAATGCACCGAACAGAACCTATTTCGTGAAAGCACTTCCGGAACTGGTAACTGACGTGTCATTATTCCCCCACACATAAACAGTGTTGTAGTAGGGTGGAGTAGTGTACTGTACCTTAGTACACCGTACTACACAGGCTAATATGTGTTAGAGACATTTTATATTAATATCTCATATTAAGGAACTCAGAAACGAAAGGAGCCACATGGATGACCAAGACTTGACCAATAACCGAGGACTTGCCAGTATCTGTGGTGTTGGCAGGAATCTCTTGATGAAGTATTTGAGGGAAGGTGGGGTGCTCACCAAATACAACACTCCGATGACCAAGGTCAAAGATGCTGGCTACGCTGTAGTCCGGTTTGATAGCCGGGATGAGCCTATAACTTGGTGGACCACCTCAGGAGTCCAGTGGATGAAAGCAGTCGTAGCAAGAGCAGAGGGCCTTGGTCAACTCAAGCCCAAACCTTTAATTAGTGACCATGAGGGAGACCAGCTCGAGAAGAACCTCAGGTCCTAGCGAGACTGGAACTGAGGTATGGTCGGTGCTCGTCCATAGTGAGCTTGATTGCGGCCTTGGCGTTGAAGATGCATGGGACTCTGGTGGTTGTTGGTCCGCTGTCCGACGAGGTGTCCGACAATTCCAAGTCTCCGGCAACTGAGAGGTCTCCCGACCACCACGCCTTGAATAGCCATGAAGCAGACTCGGTCAGTGGTGAAGTAACTGGACTGGTAGACATGGTAGCCATCAGCTTGCCAGCGAACCATAGACTCAGTCTGGCGTTCATAGTCACGGAGCCAGAATGGCCTGGTATCACGCATGTCATCCTGTAACTCATGGGAACTATTGAACTTATCAGAGATGGTGGGGACTTGGGCCTTGCAGGAAGGGCAGGGAATAGTAGGAGGGGGCTCACCCTCCACGCACAGTAAATTACCACAGCTACAGTGAAGTACCATTTAATAATCTCCTGATATTGGGGTTAGATGCATATAGTGATAATACTGTAAATCACACCCACTGTCAACTGAAAGGCATCCTATGGCACAGGCAATGCTCATCCTGCTGATTGTCCTCGTACTCACAAGTCTATCCTCCAATCTCGCTGTATGGCTCCTGTACGCCTCGTCACGGTCTAAACAGACCAAGAGACCAGCCGTAACACCTGCCACCATTACCCAGCCTCCTGTAGAGGTTGACGGCGTTGTGCGTGGAGAGGGACGAACTGTGAAATCTGTCACATACCTGACTCAGAAGCATGAGGACTCTATCCTTGAGAAGTCTATGCAACAGGCTTCCGAACTGGAGGACTGGTAAATGGCCACACGATATGAAATAGCAACAGACCCCGGAGACTGTAGTCAGAAACAGATTGCTCTTGTTGAGTGTTATGCTGCGACAGGGAACATGACTGAGGCTGCTCGAGTCAGCGGGTATAAGGATTCTAGTAGTGCTAACAGAGCCCTGAAGAACAAGAAGGTGGCTTCTTATTTGAAACAATGTCAGGCCTTGGCCGGTCCTCATCTATGGGACGCCTCAGAGATTGTCAACCGTATTCAGGATATGGCTAAGGATGCCAAGTCCGAGCAGGCAAAGATAAAGGCTCTCGAACTTCTGGCCAAGACAAAGGCGTTATTGACCGACAAAGTGAAGATAGATTTACCACGTCGTATCGTCATCAGAAGTCCTGAAGGGGCAGCGAGTTGTGAGCTTGGGTCCGATAAAGACGAACACGGGGATGTAAAATAATGTCTGAATTTGTAACCATAATGTCTATAAATGTCGTGGAATGTTGACCGGTGGCTGAAGTAGCACCGATTGACCTGACCCTGCATCCAGCCCAGTGGCAGGCTTTCAACTCCCCAGCGAGAATAATTGCGTTTGTTGCTGGAATTCAAAGTGGCAAGTCCCTGTGTGGTGCAGCTTGGATGGCCCGACAGGTAGCCATGTACGACGGTGAAGACGTGAACTTCATCCTTGCCAGCCCAAATTACAAAATTCTCAATCAGTCTGCGGGCCCGATCCTTCGCAAGTTCATGATAGGTGCGGGCAAGTATCGGAAGATGGATGACTGCTACGAGCTGAATGGTGGTGGCCATCTCTGGTGCCGGTCCATGACTGACCCCAACTCTTGTGAAGGACTCTCGAAAGTGGCTGGCATTTGGATTGACGAAGCAGGGCTCCTTAGCTACCTTGCATGGTCCAATCTCCTCGGTCGAGCCGCGTTCCTCCAGTGCCCCATCTACATCAGCACGACCCCATATCGCCTTAACTGGCTCTACGACATGTACCAGGAATGGCACAAAGGCGAGCGTGATGACTGTGAGTTCATAGTCTGCAGGTCCATTGATAACCCGTATTTCCCCGATGAAGAGGTAGCACGCCAGAAGCGGATACTGACTCCACAGCTATTTGCCATGAAGTTCGAGGGGACATTCTCCCGTCCAGGTGGATTGGTGTTCCAGGACTTCAGTCCCGAGACCCACCGTATTGAGCAACACATCATCAACCGGACTGAGTACCAAGTCTACTGTGGTTGCGATATTGGCTTCAATGACCCATCAGCTTTGGTCGTCATTGCTGTCCATCGCAACGGTAGGGACATTATCCTGGTCGATGAGTACTACAAGGCTGGTTTAACCGTAATGGATAGGATAGATGTCATGAAGAGGTTCCAGACCCAGTACGGGGTCAGCACCTTTATCGTGGATTCCGCTGAGGCTGGCGAGATTGAGGTCATGAAGCGGGCCAAGCTCCCTGCCATTGGTGTGAAGAAAGGGGCCGGAAGCCTGTTCGACGGTATTACCAAGATGCAACAGGTAATCAGGGAATTCAAGCTCAAGGTCATGGACGGGAGATGCCCCAATGTCCGGGATGAGTTCAACACTTACAGCTACCGTGAGAACAAGGAAGGGGCCCTGTCTGACGATATTGAGGACAACCACAATCACGCCATGGACGCTATTAGGTACGTCATCATGACAGTCTGGGCCAGCTTCCTCGAGTCAGTGCCCCAGTTCACGCCACAGAAGACCCACCTCCAAAAGCTCATAGGTGGTGAGTACAAGAAAGTGACCACCAATGCAGATGACTGGTAATAACCTCCTAATATTAAGGTAATTTAGTATGGATATAAACACGTTAGTCTCGAGTTTGGGTCAGTTGGGTGGAGTCGGCATTGTCGCGGCCATTCTCCTTTGGCAGAATAGCAAGATGCAGGAAAAGCTCTTCAATGTCATTGAGAGCAATACCAAGGTCATCACCGAACTCAAGGAAGTCATTGAGAACAGCGTGGAACGGAGAAAAGTATGATATACCCGTACAAGTGCCCAGACTGTGCTCATTACCTGGAAGAGTGGCGACCATTGGCCAATTGTGCTGATGTGGCTCTCTGCACTGAGTGTGGTCAAGTCATGTGCCGAGTGTACACGCCTAATCCAGGCCGAGTGGACTTGATTAAGAACAGGCCTCCTCCGGGATGTGTCCTCTTGGGCAATGAGAAGCCCAACCTGAAACCTGCTGTGAGGGATTATGGTGGTGACGTAGAAGGTGGCTTACGTGCTGAGGTGAATTCTGGTCGGTATCCAGAGCTGGCGTCGTTGGGTGCATAGAAATTGGATAGGGGCCGAAGCCCCTATCCCCTTACCGCACCTTACCGCACCTTACCACACCATACCTCACCCGACGGTACCATGCCTCACCAAACCTCGGTGATATTTAATTATAGTGTGAATCGGATTGAAAGTTAAGGATAATATGAATCAAGCCTCAAATCCAGTTGACCCTAACCGCGGCCCGATCGTGGACAGTAAGACTCCCCAGTCTTCCGACAAGGAAGAGGAACGGGACCTGAAACTTGCCGATGAGCTTATGTCTCAGGGCAAGGCCGCTCGCAAAGACAACGATACGGACTGGTCTAAGAGGCAGGATTATTACGACGGAAAACAGTGGTCTTCCGAGAAGTATGCCTCCCTGTACAAGAGCCGGCCGGTGATGAATATCATCCGTCAGGCCATACAACAGCAAATACCAATTATCACAGATTTGAAGCCAGCCTTCACAGTGCTCCCTAAGGAGCCAGCCGACTTCGAGTTCGCCAGTATGGTTCAGGAACTCACTGATGCGTGGTGGACGAATAACGAGATGGACCTGACCCTGATACAGGGTTTGACGGATGAAATGATTCTCGACGCCGGAATCCTCAAGACCACTTGGGACCCGGAAGCTGACTTGGGTGTTGGTGAGATTAAGACCGAGTGCGCGAATCCTTGGGACATATTCGTCCCCTATGGTGCCACGGACTTTGACAAGAACTGCCCTTGGGTGATTCACAGGTCATATAAGCCAATCAGCGAACTGAAGGAAATGTTCCCTGAGCATGCAGATGAAATCAAGGACGACGCCCAGGCTGGTGGGGTTGATAACTCCAGTAGCACTGCAATAGGCAATGACCTTGATGTGAAGTTCATCTCGCCTACTGACCAGTGGACGCCAAAAGGCACTGACTCAGGAACCGGTACTGGTGATGACCAACGTAAGACCGCAGAGGTCTGGGAGATTTGGTACAAGGATTCCGCTACCGAGAACATCAAGGACGGAGAAGGCAAGGACATCAAGAAGAAGAAGTACCCTCGTGGTGCCTTGATGACTGTCCTGCCTAACCAGAAGCTTCGCCTGCAGAAGGTAGGGAATCCCTACATGCATGGCAAGTGGCCTTTCGTCAGAATGGTCGATACAGTAAAACCTCGCAAGTTCTGGGGCGAAGGAGAATGCAAGGTCCTGATGCCTATTCAACGCATGTTGAACAAGTCTCTTGCCCACGTATTCGATAACTTGAACATGATGTCCAATGCAGTCTGGATGGTAGAAAATGACTCGGGCGTTTCCCCGGAGCAGATAACGAATGCCGTTTCTAGCGTCTTGCTCTGCACTCCGGGCTCTAATGCTCAGAACAAGATTAAGAGGGACTTTGGTCCTGCCATGCCTCCATCGACTGAAGGAGTCCTGAACCTTGTGTTCCGGATGGCAGAGATGACATCAGGTATCTCGGAGATTACAGCCGGCCGGAAGCCACCAGGCGTATCCGCTGCCGCGGCTCTCGAGACCTTGGAGCAGGCTTCCCAGACACGTATCAGGCTCAAGGAGAGAAATCTCCAGGCCGCGCTATCACAGCTTGGTCGCCAGGTTGTGGCCTTGATGCTACAGTTTTACAAGGAACCTCGTATTGTCCGGATAACCGGCAAAGAGGATACATGGCCTGAGTTCACTGAGTTCTTCATCGAAGACAGTGCTGAAGGTGGCTATGTCCTTAACAAGAAGAAGTACGCTACACAGATAAACACGGAGACTGGTCAGCCGGTCTATGTTCCTGCACCAGAGTTCAGCCAGATTCCCGCAAAGGGAACCATGGACATCAAGGTGGTATCTGGTCAGGCTCTACCTTGGGCCAAGACGAGCAGGGCGAACATTGCCTTCCGTCTGTTCGACTCAGAAGCCATCGATGCTGGTGAACTGCTCAAGGCACTTGACTGGCCTGATGCAGAGAAGATTACACAGAAATTGAAATCACAAACGCCGGAACAACCACCGGCACCGGGAGGACCTGAATGAACATGCCCCCACAAGGACAGCCAATGCCTCAGCAGGCACCTCAGGGTGCTCCAATGCAACCTCAGGGTCAGCCACAGGGACAGCCACCTGTTGACCCACAGGACGAGACTGCACCGATTGTCAGTGCATTCCGTACCATTGCTATGTTCGTGAAGGCACAAGAAGAGAAGGGCAACCCACAGGCCATGGCCATGCAAGATGCATTGCAGGGTTTGCTTGGAGCTATGCAGGCTTCGCCTCAACCAGGACAAGCACCTGCACCGCAGGCTCCCCCTCCTCCAGCACCCCAGGCTCCTGCACCACAGGCACCAGCCCCACGCCCAGCTCCTGCACCGGCTCGTCCGGCTCAGCCTCAGCAAAGCGCCCCGGCCGGTAAACGTGGTGGAAGAGCAGTAGATATGAATCAAGGAACCGGACGTACTGTCCCAATCATGTAATGGAGGTTTAAGATGGCAGAAGGAATCGAATTCGCAGGCAAAGGGTCGGACGCTGACATTTCAGGGTCTATGCCCAAAGCATTGCCAACAGGCAGTCTTACACCAGGTGGCCCAATTGAAGGCCCTCCTGAGACCAACAAGGGTGCATCCACTGGGAACTCTATCCCTACCAATTCCGCAGGTGCGGTACCGGCTGGGTCAGGAATTCAGTTCGCAGGAGATGTCTAAACACGCGCACACAGGCCAATCCTTGATGCCTGTATAAATAGATTTCAAGGGGCAATGGTAATCCATCCCAACCGAAGGAAACGAGATGACAATCGAAGATACTGGCACAGTTGAAGACAACGCGATTCCTATTGAAGGACAGAGCGAACTTGAGCAAGCATTCGTAGGCACCCCTGATGAACAGGGCACTGCAGGCGAACAGCAGTCTCAACAGGCTACTGGCCCGGGTACGGATCCGCAACAGGCACAACAGCCTGCACCGGTTGGCGAGCAACCACCTACAGACTGGGACGGGTCCCAGTTCTCTCTGAAGTACCGGGAACAGAACATCATTCCCAAGTCCAAAGAGGAACTGATTAACTTGGCTCAGCGAGGATTTGGTTACAGTCAGGCGATGGGAAAGTTGAATCGGGACCGGCAGGACGTACAAAACAAGAGTCAGCAGTATCAGCAGTATGACCAGCTTGATAAGATGCTCAAGAGCAATCCTCAGTTGGCACAGAAGATATTGCAGGCCGCGGCGGAGTACCATTCCACAGGCGGGCCCAACCAGCAACAGCAATTAGAAGGAGTACAACAAGCACCAGGTTCAGTTTCCCCTGAATATGTCCAACGTCTCGAGCGTGTGGAACAAGAGTTCCAGAGACGGTCACAGGTGGATGAGGATTCAGCCCTTGATAAGACGATTAAGGCTCTTCAGGTTGCTCATCCAGACCACCAGTGGGACGTAGACAACGGGTCTGGGACCTTTGAGAATCAGTTGATTCAGTTCGCTATCGATAATAAGATACGGGACCTGGAACATGCGTATCGGGCTTTTACCTATGATACCGTGGCCACAAACACCAAGGCTGAAACCTTGAGGCAACAGACGCAACAAAGGGTCGAGAATAACCGTCAGGGAATTGTACAGGGTGGTGGTGCCCCTATTAACCCAGCACCAGCAAACACGGGCTACTCGCCTGACCAGGACTACGGAGACTTGGCAGCGAAGATGGCCGCGGATATGCGGTAATAAATTGGAAGGTAGACTATCATGGCTTTGACAAGTGAAATCAGCGCACTTACCCAGAAGTACCTTGTCCCCCGCTTGGTGGATAACGTATTTGAGTCAAATATTTTGTTCCAACGTGCGAAGAAGAAAAAATGGTACGATAAGATTGATGGTGGAACAAGTATCACACAACCGCTTTTGTATGCGGTGACGGGTAATGCTCAGCGGTATTCCGGGTCCGAGACCTTGGACACTGATGACAACCAGCAAATCACCGATGCCGAATGGCAGTGGAAAGAGTACCAGGCTTCAATCCAGATTACACGTCTGGACGAATTGAAGAACTCTGGCAAGAATGCAATTGTCAATCACCTTAAGAGCAAGACGCAAGCAGCAGAAAAATCGCTTGCCTCCGTGCTCGGGGATGACCTCTTCGGTGACGGAACCACGGCCAAGAGCCTTCAGGGCATCAAGCTCATGACTGCTGCGACCGGTACCTATGGCAACCTGTCGAAATCTGTTTATTCATGGTGGCAAGGGCAGACAGATTCAACCACTACTGCAATGACACCAGCAGCTTTCAATGAAATGATGCTGACATGTGCAGTGGACAGTGACCGTCCGACGGTTGCTGTAACGACCAATGCTATCTGGAATGACCTATGGTCAGCTTTCCAGCCTCAGCAGAGGTTTGCAGATGAGGATTCCCTCAAGGCCGGTTTCAACAGCATGATGCTGAATGGAATCCCGGTCATCATCGATTCCCATTGCGATGCAGGGTACCTGTACTTGCTCAATGAGAATTACATGAGCCTGTGTGCCCACAAGGATGAGGATATGCGTTTCTCGCCATTCGTATCTCCGATTAATCAAAACACGCGTGTGGCACATATCTACTGGACCGGCGCGATGAAGAACTCAAACTGTCGCATGCACGGGCAATTTAGCAATTTGTCGTAAACCTGAGCATACTGTAGGTGGTGGGAGTCGAGTCGAGTAAGTAAACAATAATGGGTGGGAGTTAATAGCTCCCGCCTGTCAAACTGAATAAGGAGTGTGAAAGATGTCTAATTTTGGTCTCCAAACGACGTTCGAGGAGTCTGTCTCCGCCGTCACAGCTACCAACTCTGTTGCTATTGGAACAGAGCGTTGGGAAAATGGGCGTAAGTACATATACGCTTACAACAAGTCCACCTCCACTGCCGGTGTTGGATACGGTGTGGTTTATTCAGCCGCGTCTGGGTACTCGGTAACGGTCTCGTCCATCGCAGGTGAAAACCTTGCTGGTGTCGTGATTAACGCCGATATCGGACCAACAGAATACGGTTGGATTGTAGTCAAGGGACATGTCCCTGTACAGTCAAGCGGGAACTCGGCTATTGCCCAGGGTAACAAGCTTATCCTTGACACAGTCGGTGCTTTCACCCGTACAACCGGCGCTACCGGATACACTGGTATTGTTGCAGGTGTGGCCACTGGCTCCACAGCAACTGCTGGGACGTTCGCAGCGTTCATCAATGTTGGGTAAGTGATGCTATCCTAAAGGGTCGGGGGATGACACGTAGCTTGGGAAAAGCTACTAAGATACCCCGGCCCTGTCTACTCCGAAGGGGACAAACAAATGGCACTGATTGAAATGGTATTGCAGGCACAGCAGTACATCCCAGGTATTCCTCAGGGTCCTGAGGCCGCCATGGAAACGGCATGCCGGAACGATAAGATAACGGTAGATTCGTGGCACAAGATATGGGTTGACCAGACACGGGCCAATTCCAGGCACGGCTTCAGTGAGAACTCGGCCATGCAGGAATTCGGTAAGTGTGCTTATCAGCCAGTAATCGTGGCCGGATCCGGACCAAGTCTTAAGAAGAACTGGCATGTAATGCGTGGGGATGATACGCAGGCTGGTCGAAAAGGTCTGAAGATTGTCAGCGCTCTCCATAATTTCGGCTTCTTTGAAGACCGGGACGTGATGGGGCCTGATGATTACTACGTGACCTTGGACGCTGGTGATATCACAATGTCTGAAGTGACGGAGGGTGGCACTAAGCACCCGGATGAGTGGTACTGGGAGAGAACCAAGGACAGGACGCTTGTAGCGTATGTCGGAGCTTGGCCCCCTCTCATTGATAAGTGGCAGGGACGAATCATCTGGTTCATGACCCCATTTGCTAATGAGGCTCTGAAGAACGACATGATGGACTTGGTGCTTACAGGGGAGGTTCCCTGTCTGAGTGTGGGCGGAAACGTCCTTGGTGCTTGTTGGTACTTTGCACGTACAATACTGGGAGGTTCGGTACCCATCTTCATAGGGGCAGACTTCTCATTCGGATACGACCGGAAGTTTCATGCATGGGAGAGCCAGTACGACAGTAAGTTCGCCGGAGTCATGCCTTGGACCGATATCTACGGGAACAGGGTGTGGACATGGCCATCTTACTTCGGGTTCAAGAACTGGTTTGACTACATGGCAGTCGGCGGGGCAGGCGGAAACGCACAGATGATGATTAACGCCACTGAAGGCGGGATAATGGGTGCATACCCTGATGGGAACATCCAGCAAATCATCCAACTGGACCTAAAGACGGCCTTGGCACTGTTTACGCAGTGGACTAAGGTTCCGGAGCTTCTGGCCAAGAGTAAAGACGGGTTAATTCACCTTTTGATGTAGGAGAGACAGAAAATGAGCGGATTCGCAAAAGTAGACGAAACAGTGATGGGTTCTTGGAGAGTCATTCGTGGAACTCTGACCCTTACTGATGGTTCAGCAGGCGACGATGTCGATACAGGCATGAA